AAAGATTTGCTCAAGCACTTATAAGAACTTCAGTTAATGTAAGCCCTGAGTTTCACAGACTATGCCGCGAACATAGAATTAAATTTAGTGACGCAGTGCGAGTAGGAATATCTATACTGCTTGCTGAGCGTGGAGTGAAAGAATACGACAACAATTTAAATATTATTAGAAGAATTGAAAATTTAAAAAATAAATTAGAAGAAGTAAGTCAAAAATACTATGAACTCAAAGACAATACAGAAAATGCTAAAAATTCTACCACTTAGAATAGTAGTAGACTTAGAAGACTTAATGGAAATATACTCACAAAATGGAACTAGACGGATGGCAGAAACAAGTAATGGAAACGGAAGGCAATATATGTCTTAGAAGTGGGCGACAGGTGGGAAAATCCACTATTATATCTATAAAAGCAGGCGATTATGCTCTAACGCATGCAAAGCAGAATATAATGGTCATTGCGAGCGTAGAGAGGCAAGCTCAGCTACTTTTCGAGAAAATCTTATCATATATCTACGAAACTAACAGAACTATGATTAAAAAGGGAAAAGATAGACCTACCAAGCACAAATTAATACTTAAAAATGGCTCTACTATTCACTGCTTACCTACAGGAGAAAGCGGATACGGAATAAGAGGTTTCACTATAAACTTACTAATAGCGGATGAAGCTGCCTTTATCTCGGAAGATGTGTGGATAGCTGTTACACCTATGCTTACAATTACTAGAGGGGATATTTGGCTATTATCCACACCTCACGGAAAAGACGGATACTACTATCGTTGCTTCCAAGATGATAAATTCACTCCTTTCCATGTCTCATCTGAAGACTGCCCTAGAAAAGACCAATCATTCTTAGACCACGAAAAAGAATGGATGACTAAGGCACAATATGCTCAAGAATATTTAGGAGAGTTTGTAGATGATTTAAGACAATTCTTTTCTAACGGTTTAATTAAAAAATCTTGTACACTAAAGAGAAGGAAATCTCTCTCCCCTATGAGAGACTACTTCTTAGGTGTAGATATAGCTCGGCTCGGAAAAGATACATCTACTTTTGAAATTCTTGAAAGGGATGATAATGATAAATTATTTCATGTAGAAAATATAGTACAAAGGCAAAATTTAACTACTGAAACAACACGAAAGATTATATCTCTAGACCAAGACTGGGATTTTATAAAAGTATATATTGACAGTGCAGGAGTAGGCGCAGGGGTACTAGACCAGCTACTAGAAGAAGATGATATTAAGCGAAAAGTAGTATCTATCGAAAATGCGCGTAAATCTATAGATAATAAAAACACCGCGAAGAAGACAATATTAAAGAATGATTTATATAACAATCTACTTCGGATGATGGAGATGAATAAAATTACACTATTAAATGATGAGGACATTAAGGTAAGCTTAAAGTCGGTGCAATATGAATATGGGGAGAATGGAAAGATGTATATTTGGGGAAAAGACACACATATTGTAGAGGGTCTTATTCGTGCAGCATGGTGCGTAAAAGACAAAACTTTAAAACCCTTTGTTTACTACTAGATAAATGGCAAGTGCATTTGAAAAATATACTACTGGGGATGATACTAATGGAAGTTTTAATAGTAATATTCAATTCGACGCTCAAACTTTTACTATAGGTACTGTAGGAGATAATTTAACATTTAATATTTCTAGTGTAGATGTAAAAATAAAAGGTGGAGATGCGGATGATACTGCCTTGGTTTCTGTACAAGGAGTTAAACCTGATGGAACACCTGATGGAGTTTCTATAAGTACTGGAACTTCTGCTGCTATTGGAGAAACTGCAAGATGGATGAATGTAACTATGACTAATGCAGCATTAAAAGCAAGTACTCAATATTGCCTTATTGTAAATCCTGGAGCAGGTGCTTCTTACACAATAGGTTGGAGAGAAGACGAATCTTCAGCATCTTATGCTGGAGGTAGTTTATGGCGTACTAATGATACTGGGGGAACTTGGGCAGAAGAAAGTACTAAAGATAAAATGTTTCAAATTAACGGTGGAGATTATGCAGGTACACTTTGTACACTTGCAGACGCTAGAAATAAAGGTGGTGCAAATGCAAGCTCTACAGCAACTAATGAAAGTTTAGTAAGTGACTATGTAAAACAAGCAGAAGGAATAATTAATGCAGTTACTAGATTTGATTGGGTAGCTCAATATGCAAGTTTAACAGATGAAGTTAAATTTATATTAAATCAAACTGCTTCAGATTTAGCAGCGATTTATATTATAACTTACGATATGAGTGGCTTTACAGATAGGGTAGAAGCTGAGACTATGGTTAATGTTTATAGAGAAAGTGTAGCGAGGGGATTATCCCTTCTAAGAAATCAAGAAGTTAAATCATTTATGGTAAGTGATACTTAAATGACAGTCCATGATTTTAAACGCTTTCCTGAATTAACAAACTCACAGATGAGAATGTTTTACTTTGATAGCCCTCACAAACAAATTAACGAAGACTTCTTTGCTACTGTAATAAAAGTAACAGATGGAGATACTATAAGAGTAGAAGTAGACTTTCGTGATTTTAATTTTCCTGTAAGATTTCTTGATACTGACGCCCCAGAGATGGATACTCGAGCAGGAAGAAATACTCAAAAATGGTTAGAAAACCTTATACTTAATAAAGAAGTTGAAGTGTTCATAAATTCAAACAATAGAGTAGACAAATGGGGAAGGTTACTGGGAGAAATATTCTTCCAAGGAATGAATATAAATAAATTAAGCATGCTCGAAGGTAGAGCTGTAAAATTTGGAAATGCCCCCACTACGCCCTTTGAATAAGTTGGATAGTGTCAATGGAGATAGGACTGAAAGTAATAGGGTACTTAAAGACCTAGAAACTCCTGAAGAAGATAGGGACGCAACCAATAAAAAATGGGTAACTGATAATTTCGTAGGTGTATAAAATGGGAGAACAAGATATAGCAAACGCAACTGCAAGTGATTTAGGTAGTGCAATGACCGATTTTGCAGTTCCTACTTCTTCACTAGATGGCGCAGAAGAAAAGAAAACTAGATGGTGGAATGCTAAGTGGTCTCAATACTTAGGATATTATAGAACTATTCCTGAATATGCTGCTGTGATGGATGTTAAATCTACATGGACAATAGGTAAAGGTTTTACTGCTGATGAGGAAACAACAATGATTTTAGATAGCATTAGAGGATTTGGTAAAGATACATTTAATTCAATTCTAGAAAACTTAAATAGAACTAAGGAAATTGGGGGAGATGCTTACGCTCATATTATAAGAGATGATGAAGAAAATTTAATTAATCTAAAACCTCTTGACCCTCAAGTAATGGTACATGTAGCAGGAAGTGATGGCTTACTTGAAAGCTTTGAACAAATGTCTAAAGTGAAAGGAAAGAAACCTAAGAAGTTTAAAATAGAAGAAATATTTTACTTACCAAGAAATAGAATAGGAGATGAAATTCACGGAAACACTATGTCTTCAAGATTAGCTGAAATAATATTAATGAAGAATGAAGCTATGACAGACTGGAAAAGAGTACTTCATAGAAATGTAGACCCACTACTACTTATAAAATTAAACACAGACAAGCCAGATAAGATTAATGCTATTAAAACTAAAGTAGATGCAGCTAGAGGTTCAGGAGATAATATGTATATACCTATGGACACAGTTGAAGTAGATGCTTTAACTACTGCACCTAATTCTACATTAAACCCACTTCCTTGGATTACAATGCTTAATGATTTATTCTACCAAACTGCACAAGTACCTCAAATTATAGTAGGGGGAACAGGAAGCTTAACAGAAGCTGCAGTTAAAATAGCTTACTTAGCTTTCCAGCAAACAATAGAGGAAGAACAATTATTCTTAGAAGAACAAATTTTAGCACAACTAAATTTAGTAGTAAGTTTAGAATTCCCTGCTTCACTTGAAAACGAATTATTAAGTGACCAGAAGAAAGATGGAGCAGAAAATATAGACCCTTCAGAAACAACAGCAGGAGAAGGACAATAATGACAGATAAAAAAAAAGTAGATTGGAGAGTAAGTGTGGGGGCTATCGTAGCTTTAACCATCTTAGAACTCGCGGCTATGCACTACGGAATAAACGGAACATTCAGAACGTTTATATTTACGGCAATAGCTGCTATAGCAGGTTTAAGTATGGAGACACCAAATTTCCTAAAAACATTAAAACAAAAATAAAATGACAAATGGCGTAATTCATTTAAGAAGGGATAGAGGATTTAGCTTCCCCGAAGGATCACAAAGAGCAGAGCAAGCTGCAAGACTTAGAGGAGAAGATACTCAAGAAAGTGATAGTAGTAGTCGAAGAAGAAGGAGAAGAAGAAGAGATCGAGATGATGATAGTGATGTTATTAATTTACAAACAAAACCTAAAGAAAAAAGTTTAGCATTTAAAGCTGGAGAAAAAATAGGAAAAGTTTTAACTTCACCTAAGACTACTGTAGCTTTAGGACTTACCGCAGCTGCACTAGCAACGGGGGGGTCTAGTCTTGCTGCAGGTGCTGGTGGTAGAGCTACAATAACTAGAACTGCTACAGCTTTAGATACAGTGGCAAGAGGAACTTCAGTAACTACTCAAAGAGCTTTCACAGGTAGAACAATTAATACAGGTATAAATAAAATATTCCATTCAGTAAGACCAATAGCTGCAAGGTTTGCTACCAATACTAAATCTATAGGACTTACAAATTCATTCTTAGGAAAATTCTTAACTAACCCTGGTACTCTATTAGCTTCAATCGGAACATATCCATTTGCAGGATTTATTAAAGAAGAAGCTGTACAACAGACAGGTTTTGCATTCTCATCGGCAGAGAGAAACCAAGACTTAGAAGGTATGCAACTAGCTATACAGGAGACTGAAGAAATAATAAATGCGGCTCCAGGTATACTTGATGCTATACCCTTCGCCAATGTTTTAAAACAACTGAAGGGATACTTTGAAGCAGTTGCAGTAAAACTAAATCAAGATAAAAGAACTCTATCTATTGTATCTGAGGGAATAGAAAACCCTGAAGAAAGCTTTGAAGATAGCTCCAATAGATTAGCAGGAGAAAGAAGGGAAAGAGAATTAAGTGAAGACGCAGAAGATAGACAAACTCAATTAGATAGGAGAGCTGAAGACCAAGCATTCTTTGATGAAGTAAGAAATCAAAATGAAGAAAGGCAACAACAAACTACCTTCTTCTTTGAAGCATTAAGAAAGAGAAATGCAGGAATAAGATTAACTGAAGAAGAAATAGCAGCTCTAGAAGCTAGAGGTGTAAGTCGTGATTTACTTGGACAAAGCAATCGAGAGAGAAGCACTGTCCAATTCTGAAAGGAGGATAATAACAATGGATGAACAAAAAACAAATGAGGGAACGGAACAAGGAACTACAAATGAAAATCCTAAAGAGAGGAATATCAATCAAAGCACTCCTGTCATTGACAACGCAAACAGTGCGGCAGAAAGGTTGGAAAAAGCCGCAGAGATATTAAAGACTGAAAATGATAGAATGGAAGCAATACATGCTAAGAAGATGTTAGGTGGTGGAAGTGAAGCTGGCTCAGAAGCAGAACCTACTGAGGAAACCCCACAACAATATGCAAAAGATGTTATTGCTGGCAAGTACAATGGATAAAACTCCAAAAGATTTAGGACTAAAACTAGGAACTAAGAAAGGCGTATTCTGGACAAAAGTTAAATTGAACACTGAAAGAGATATTGAAAATGCAAATAACTTAATCGAGCTAAGTAATGAGTTAATCAAAGTTGCCGATAGAAGAATTAAGGAAGAAGAAATTGTGCCTGAAAAGAAATAATGCACTTAACATTCATACCTTACGGAAAGAGAGAACAAGTAGAATTATTACTAAGAGACATGGAAGCTCAGAAACATCAATGGGTAATGACTAAAGGAAAGAAGACTAAGAAGATTTGGCTTCAAGGACAAGTAAGATTTCTACCTTTCGGAGTTTATGAATATGTATTTCCTAAAGAAGACTTAGACGCTGTACTCAATACACTAAACTGTAAAATTGTTTCATACGACTTAAAAGGTATAATTTTCGCATTTATAAAAAAGATGTTGAAATTAAAACCTATTCCTAAATATAGTGAAAAGCAGAAATATTTATGGATTAGAGATTTCGTAAGTATAATTCCTTTAGGCATTAGAGAAGATAGAGAAATGACTGCCGAAAGTGGAGAGTTCAAAGGATGGACACATGAAGCAATATAGTTAATCGGTGTAGCGAATAACACAAACATTTATATACTTTATTTTTATTTATTATTTATGGCTAACGAGCATGTACTTTTAATTGAAACCGAATTACCAGTTCCTATGACTGTTGCAGATGGTACAACAATAGAAAAGGGAACATTATTGAAAATGACTGACCCTGATACTGCTATTGCTTCAGCTGCTGCTGATGATATAGTTGCAGGTGTTGCTAAGAAAGAGAAAATTGCTTCTGATGGTAATACAAAATTAGCTGTGTATAGAGGTGGACAATTTACCGCTGTGGCTTCAGGAAGTATTACAGTAGGAGATGCCCTAGTAACAGCAGTACCAGCAGGAACAAATCTATTAGCTACTGCAGGTGTTAATGCAGAAAACATTGTAGGTATAGCATTAGAAACAGCTACTGTAGGACAAACATTCAAATATGAATTAAAACCAAGGAGTAATAATCTAGCATAATGGCAGACGGTGTAGGACAGAAAGAGATTAGAGGAATTGATATAGACAAACTAGCTAAAGGCTTCGCAGATGAAGATAGTATTTTTAAGAATTTAGTAACATCATCTACTACTAAAGCAAGAGAAATGAGATGGTATCAAAAGACTGCTGGTTTCTTAGACAGCACAGATACTACAGGAATTACTGCTTCTCAAATTCAAACTTCAGAAGGTTCATTACCAGTAGTTATCGGACAGACATGGACTAGACAAACTTCTTATGTAAAGAAATGGTTTGTAGAAAGTGAATGGATTAGTGAAGAAGATATTAAAGATAGTGACCCTGATGTAATAGGTACTTTCGTAAGAGATTTAGTAAGAGCTGTAGCAAATCAAAAAGATAAAAGAATTTACAATGTAATAACAGAAGACCAAAGCCCAAGTGCAATTAATAGTACTGCAGCTACAGGTACTGGATGGGATGATACAACTAACGGAAACCCAATATTAGATATTATAAACGGACAACAAAAGATTAGAAGCTTTAGTTATAATCCAAAAGAAGCTATAATCGTAATGAACTCAATCGAACACAAGCACTTAATAAACTTCTTAATAACTGTAAAAGGTTCAAGTATTCCAAACTTCTCAAGTAGTCAAATTCTTAAAGCTGAAGTAATGCAACTATTAGGTAATGCAGTATTCGTAAGTGAAAATGCAGTAACAGATAGTGTAGCTCAATGGATACCTGGTAGAAGTGCAACATGGAAATCCTTTATGGCTATGGCTACAGCAATTAAAATAGAAGAAGGTATAGGTAGAAAGATTAGAGTTTGGGAAGAAGGAGAATGTATCCTAACAGACCCTAAGTCCGTACACTTAATCACTGACACAATAACTTAAAATGACTTTTGAAAATAGAAAGAAACGATATGATTTTTATGTAAGCAACGGGGATAAAGTGAGAGCTGCAGAAATAGTAGCTAAATACCCTGATGTAGAAGTACAAGAAACTAAATCTAAGGGTAAGAAATAATGGGAAGAAATGTTATTGACAGCCCTACAAGCGCATTTACTGTAACTAATTGGACAGAAGATTTAACTTTAAGTGGCACTGAAACTACTGCTGCAAATATTGCCGCTACTTTAGCTACAGTAATTAAAGAATTACAAGACCAAGGTATACTTAACGGAAGCACCTCTGCACCTTAAGATTTAAAAACTTTCTTTCTCTATTTAATTATGGTAAATGTAGGCACTGGTGGCATTGGCACTAAAATTATTAATTCTAAGTACCCTGTGGTAAGTGGACTTGAAGCAGGAACTACAAAACAAGAAGGAAGAAGCAGTGCTTTAGAAGTTAAAGAACTTTCTTTGATAACTTGTGATGAGCGTGTGGGTGTAGATTAATGGGTGGCAAGGGTAGTGGTAGACTTAATGCAACTGATAGAATTTTAAAGAATGCAACACAATTTGTATCTACTCCAGCAAGTAATAACAACGCTATAGGTGGAGATTTTATATTGCCAAATTATAGTGGTATAGATAAGGCTGCATTAAATCAAGGTTCTTATGGTAAAGTAGGTTCAGTTTTATTCTTAGATGCTAATGGTAAAATTAATACCGACGCAAATAATTTTTGGTGGGATGATACAAACAATCGTTTAGGTATTGGGACTAGTTCTCCAAGTAAAACTTTAGATGTTGTAGGACTTGTAGGAATTTCATCTTCAAGTAATTCTGGAAATCTTTTTATGGGAAGTGATAATCGTGCTAAGTTAGTTGCAAGTTCTGATGTATTGAGTTTGCAAACTTTCAGAAGTTCTGTTTATCAACCAGATATAGTTATATTAAAATCTAATGGAAATGTAGGAATTGGAACAGATAGTCCAGATAGTAATTTACATATTAAAGAGGCTGGTTCAGCTATAGTTAGAATAGAGGGAACTACCGCAGGAAGACTTATGTTTGAAAGTTCAAGCCATGAGATGTTATTACAATTATTAGACGCAGATGGAAGATTTAGATTTTATGACCAAGATACTGGAACAGAAAGATTAACTATTCTTAATGGTGGAGAAGTAGGAATTGGAACAATAGACCCTAAAGTGCCTTTGGAAGTTGTAGACGAAATTAGAATAGATGATGGTGGTGGTGTTTCACAAACAGCTAGACTAAGTTTTACAGATACACCAGCAAGAGGACAGCTAGAATATACAACTAGCTTATTTCAAATGACTTCTACTAAACCAATTCTAATTAATAATACTGGAACAACAGATGTAACACTTCAAGCAGATGGTGGGAATGTTATCCTTAGACCAGATACAGCAACCCATGGAGTTGGTATAGGAACTGATGATCCAGAAGCATACTTACATTTCAAAGAAGCAGACTTCTTAGACACAGCATTATTTGAAAGAAGTGGTGTAACTTCTGATGTAATGTGGGCTGGTGCTAGACTTTTAGCAACTAAGACTACAAGCATGAATGATGATTTTGGTTCAGGTTTATTTTTTCAAATAAGAGATGACGCAGATGTATTAAATAATCTAGGTGGGATTGGAGCTTCAAGAGATGGAGCAGATAATAATGGTAAGTTAGAATTTCAAACAGTTACAGGAGCAGCTACTCCTTCTACTAAGATGACTATTGAAAATGGTGGTAATGTAGGTATAGGAACAAAAGACCCAAGATATAATAATAATGGAACTTTCAGAGATGTGAGAACATTAATAACATCTACTGGAAGTTTAGGAGAACTCTCCTTAGCATCTGAAATGAAGTCTGATGATAGAGGTCCTAGTATAGGACTTCTAAGACAAAGAGCAGGAGAAGCAAGAGTTGAAGATGATGATAACTTAGGTGGACTTACATGGTATTCATGGGATGATGCTAAATATAGACATAGTGGAAATATTAGATTAAAAGTTGATGGGGCTACTACTACCCTTCAAATACCACCCACTTATTTATCTTTTGCTACATCTGCGGGTAATGCTAACCCAGTTGAAAATATGGTAATTGATAAAGATGGGAAGGTAGGAATAGGAGATTCAGCTCCGACTAAAAAACTTAATGTTAATGCTGGAACTGATAATGTAATATCTGAATTTACATCTACAGATAGTTTAGGAGCAATACATGTTGAAGATAATGATACGTCTGCATACTTAGCAGCTGAAAATGATTATGCTTCAGTTGGTGGTAGTGCTGGATTAGCTGGAACAAATCTTAATATTCATGATACAACAGGGTTTGTTGGAATGCAAACAACAACACCAACCCAACCTCTTAGTGTTGCTGAAAAAATATGCATGACTAAGACAGGGGGGATTGCTATTAAACTTACAAATCAAACAGGAGCTACAACAGTCCAAGGACAGATAGTTAAGCCAGACACAGCTAACGATGATAGTTTTATATTATGTGCAACCTCTGACGCAGAGATAATAGGAGTTGTTCTAGAAAGTGGAGTTGCTGATAGAGCAGAAGCTTGGATTGTTGTTAGTGGAATTGCTGATGTAGCTATGGAAGATAATGTAGGAGCAACAAGACAAGATGTAATAATAAGTTCACCAACAGATGCAGGATATTCTCTACCAAGTGCAGGTGTCCCAAGTGTAGCTAATCATTGGAGAGAAGTAGGGCATGTTATAGAAAGCGTTGCAGCAGGGGGAATTGGAACACGTATCTTAGCAAGATGTGTAATCCATTTTAATTAATAATGACAGAAACTAAAACAATCGTAGATGAACAGACTTTAAGAGTAGCTACGCCTAGACCAGACAGAGTTGTAGAATATAAGAAAGAACAACTACTAGCACAGAAGGCAGAGATAGAAGCTAAGTTAGCTGAATTTGATAAGTAGATACATTTATAAAGGTAGTTTACTACTAGTATACCATGAAGATTAAACATAAGATGGTTAAGTTCAGATTGTCCTCGTGGCGTAAACTTAGGCGTGCTTACTATGGTAGGAAGAATGAAACACTATCCGATTATATTGAAAGAATTGCGGAGATGAAAGAATGACTACCGACAACGACACTTGTGCGAACTGTAGAGCAGATAGAGATATGATAGAAGAGATTATAGATAGATTAAGTGATATTGAAACTAAGTTAGATGATTTAAAGGAGAAAGCCCAATGAGTTCTAATTGCTGTAATGCAAGTATGATTGAAGATAGTGATGTTTGCTCTAAATGTGGAGAACATTCAGAATGAACATAGATTATACTGCAATAGACCAATTATGGATTATGATTGTGATAATGTTAGTTGGATTATTAACTAAATGGTATCAACTTTTAATAGAGTGCAAAAAGGAGGTAGAGCGAGCAAAATGATAAAATTTAATGAATTAAGTGGATGGCTAAAACTAGCTATAATATCTGCATGGGTTAATGCAAGTATATATGGTTATTATTTCTTAGAAGGTTTCTTGTACGCACTTTAAATGGAAAGTAAAATACTTCTAGTTGAAGCATTAGAGGATAAGTCAACTAAAACAGGCAAAGCCTATACAAGATTTAAAACCTCTGAAGGCTGGATGAGTTGTTTTGATTTTAATACAATTAAAGAACTAAAGAAGTTAATAGGTCAAAATGTAAACTTACAACTAACACAAAGCGGAGAGTTTCATAACATCACTGGAGTTAATGGAGTTGCGCAAGTAAGTCAAACTGCAGGAGAAGTTAAAGCTGAACCAAGAAGTGTAGTGCCTAACAATAGTAGAATAACGCCTATGTTTGTAAGTTATGCGAAAGACATATTCTGTGAATTTGTGAAAGTTAAAGCCCCTAACGACGCAACACAGATGACGCAACTAATGGAAGAGTGTATAGCTATTGTAAATCAAGCAAGAACAGCGTTTGAATAAGCACAATTTAGTTTATTTTTATTTATTTATTATTTTTGGATTACTCACTACCCAAAGGGTAGCAAGATTAGTCATTTTAAACTTTCAGGCTGGAAGCCCAAAGGAAAGAATAAAAGCCTAATCTCGTAATCCCCGCCTAGAGCTAACCTCAATATATTGTGAGGTTACCTCATAAGAAAGAATTAAACAGGAGACGAAGAAAATGATGACAAGAAAACATTTTAGAATGATAGCTGACTGGTTGATTAAAGTTAAGAAAACAATGCCTATGGACATGTTTGAAGAATTAATGTCTGAAGTAATGGAGAACTTAAAGAAAGAGAATGCAAACTTTAGCGAAACTAAGTTTTTGGCATGGGTACATGAGTAATGAAGAATGGATAAGATGGCTGTATCCTGGCATGAGTGAGAGTTGGTATAGCTTTAGTAAGATAGCTTGTAGTTTTAGGGATAGGCTTAATCGCCTATTCTCTTTTTTTGCTCATTGGTGTTGCACTAATTCATAAAGAGTTATGCGCCACACCGAATAACTTATATACCTTGGTTACTTCTCAAAATCGGAGATTTTGACTTTTCTAGCTTAAGCCCCTTGTTGGGTGCTTAATCTTTATGAATTAAAGGGAGAAAAGAAAGATGTGCCATTGTGGGTTGCCTCAATGGCTAATTCCACACTAAACCCATATAAATCGAGTGTATCCTACACTCTCATTATAAGCCTTTAGTACTCTAATCCCCCCACCCACCCCACCCACCCACCTTTTATAACTTAGCGATTATTGAGTTTATTTCTTTTTCTTATATGTAGGAACTCACAGAAAAATTTTTTATATTTTAATAAAATGTATATATCTGATATATACCTCCTTCTGAAAGTATATATGTATGCATGGGAGAGAGAGAGAGTAGAGAACTCTTTGTATATATATATATATATACTATTGAGTACATAAATATATAAACTAAGGTATATACATATATATCATGGCACAAAGATTTGCTCAAGCACTTATAAGAACTTCAGTTAATGTAAGCCCTGAGTTTCACAGACTATGCCGCGAACATAGAATTAAATTTAGTGACGCAGTGCGAGTAGGAATATCTATACTGCTTGCTGA